GATAGAATTATGGTGATTCTCATGTGTATCTGTTCCCCACCATAAATCAGTACAGGTGTCACACAATGAAAAAGACCATCACACAATGAAAAAGACCATCACACATATGTGCAATGGTCTATAATTCATATATTCAATTATGATTCTTTCACAATTGTGATATGTGGTATCTGCAAAGGTGTATTTAATACCTTTTTTCAAGTTTGACATTTTTTAGTCTTTCCTGCAGTTGCTTTAGTAGGTGCGTAGTATCTGCCACAACAAGCATATACATTATTACACTTTTCATATTTCATTAGTTAACACCATAAATTTCAATGGCAGTCACATTTAATGCTGCAACAGTGCTAATATAATCCTGTACAAGAATATTGTCTGCATCTACAAATCTAATTCTGCACGATCCTGTATTTCCATACCACGTTTCAGTTAATGAATAGTTTATCCCTGTTTCAAGATTTGATCTAGGAATTAACATTGTAGTGTAGTTTTCAAACTTCACCTTGATATAAATAAATCTAAAACCTGTTGTTGCCTGTGTTAACTGATACGTTGTTTTTGCAGGTGATGTAATAGACAACAACTGTGTGCTAGTTGTTCCAATACCTGCAATTGATGCTGATGCATTTTCAGCAACTGTCTGTGCATTATTTGCAATCACACTTGATGCATTAGCTATATTTTTAGCATCTGCAACATCAGTTGCAGTTCCATAATATGCAGGAAGTTCACCACCAAGTTTTAATGAATTGTCTGCAGTTGTTACACTTCCTGCAGTTACATACAATGTTAATACAGTACCTGTCAAACAACATAATACATTAGCATTGATAACATATGCCCCATCACTTAACGTTCTACCATCAGCAAGTAAACCTGTGACCTGTAAACCATCTACAGTGAATGTGTCACCTGCAACATAATTAGATGTTGCAACAAATCTAAATACAGGGGTTTCATCAATACGTGTGAGTGCGTGAACAGTTCCACTAGTTAATTCTGTGGCAACACCAATTGAACCATCAAAATTCTTCTGCATCTGTTCGTCAATCTTTTCCATATTACCATTTTCTGTAATAAGTGGATTAAATACATCATTACCTTCATAAAGGTCTAAATCAAAATTGTCTGTAGTTCTCATTTATTTATCCTTTCATTATAAATAAGTTTTTCCATATAAAACCCAATTGGTACAGGTTTCGTTTACATTAACAATGTATGCAACAGTTTTATTTGCGTTAGCAATATCTGTTAAAGTTGCACCATTTTCAACGTGTAAGTTTGCAAGATAGTTGAACATATCCTGTATAGAAACATAATCACCTGTGAAGTAGTTAATAACTTTTAATTCTGTAGGTAATTTATTCTGTATAACATCAAAAATATATTCGTTATTCTGTAATATTGCTAAATCAGTTCGTGCATTAACACCTACAATGTCTGCATCAATTTCTTCTTTTAATGCCTGTATTCTATCAGCCATCAAAGTAAGTTGTGCATTAACATATACAGTGAAGCTTGTGTACTGCCCCTGTAATTCAACAAGGGTATTGTCAAAATATACACGCATCTGTGTAACTTCATTTGATAACGCACTGAAACGTGATTCAAGGCTTACAATTTCTGCATCAATATATTCTTTTGCATACTTTATTGCAGTTTCTGTGGCACGTTCTTCTATTCCTTTAATATCTAAATCTAACTGTGTAATCTGTGTGATTATCCAATCAAGATTTAATTCGTGAACATCCGTGTAGGGGTATTCGTGAAAAAATGCCATTGTTTTTCCTTTCTTCCTGTTAATATACAGGAATAATAAATTCACTCAAAAATAAATCTGTTATATGGTCATATATGTTCCACGTTGCAATGTCAAGTTCAGCCTGTAACATTTGTTGCGAAGTAGTGACACCAATATTTCCATACAATCTTGCATTGTGATGTGTTGTGCCTTCATTATTAGAATTATTGTTACTGTTAGATTCTACATTACTCGAACCAACAGTTGAATTTTCATCGTGTGTAGTTAATACATCACTGTCGAATGCACTTACTTTATTAGTTACTGCACCACTTGAAATATTTCTAGATGAACCTGCACTTGTTGATGTTCCTGCATTGCTGAATGTGTCTGTATATTCTTCTGTTCTATCATAATTGTGTAATGGGTTGTATTCAATCTGCAATGCATCATTCCATTTTACAATTGTACGTTCCCACTTTTTACACCACAATGAAATTGCAGAATGTAAGAATTCAACATTGGGATAAATACATTCAAAATCGCCACATTTTAATAGTATGTTATTAACCAATGTATTTTTGTCAAGTTCTGCAGGAAGGGATAATGCATCAAATAAGTCAATACCTTTTGCATCTGCGTAATTATACAGACCTATCATTGTCAGTTTTGCCATTATCCACACCACCTTCCTTTGTTTCACGTGAAACATTAATTTCATCTGCACGTAATCGCACAGACAGATTCAAATCATATTTTTCATTTATTACATCAAAGCAACTTTTCAATGTGTCACGCCACACAACACATCGTGATGTTGCATCTAATGTTTTACTTTCGGTTTCTGCAACAACTAAACGTTCCTTTTTTTCATCAACTGTAGGTATACCAATTTCAGTGTCAAAGTTTTTCATAAGGGTGTTAAGATCATTTAGTTGGTCTGTTGTTATATATGATTGTTTTAAGTTTGGTCTATCCCAAGTCTGCCAAGGTTCGTTTTCATTTGCAAGTGAACCATTTAATATTTTCATATCATATACAACTGCAGGTTCGCCCTTATTCACTTTATCAATAACCTTTTTGAGTGCTTCGCCACTTGGTTTGTCTTTTGCTCCAATGATAAACGCAAACTTATTATTGATTAGTGACATATTAACAGCACTATCAAGTAATGCAAGTTTTTCTGCATAATAGTTGATAATATCAAAAACACCCATATAATCGGGTGTTAGCTTGATTATGTATCCATCATTGCCTATTGTATAAGTTTTATTTAATTTGGGATTGCTAACTATAAATTGTGTAGGTTGATAATAAAAATCAAAACCACTTACAACGCAAGGTTGAAAAAATGTTCCAAATTCAAGTTCGTTTGCTACTCCAACATAACCATTTTTAAAAAGGCAATAATAGAAAAAGTCCTTCCTTCCATAAGCACTCCATTCTTTTGGAAGGTCTATAATTATACTACTACACGCACGTTGGAATAATGCACGAACCCAAAAATCATATGCTTTATTGTTTAAATTTTTAACACAACTAGGTGTATATGTCCCCTGTATTTCATTGACTACAGGATAATTCATAGGTGCATACATATAATCACCCCTTTATTCCTTAAAGTATCCAAAAAACCAAATATCGCAATATGTAAAATCAGCACCATTAGGTATTGCAATATATTCTTTTCCTGCAGTTGTAGTCTTATATGCTTTAGACAGTGTTTTACTTATTGCAAGGTCAAAATCTGCAATCACATAATCAATAATGTGAAAATCACTAGGCATAGAAAAAGTTGAACCTGTAACCGAACACCCTTCAAGGTCACAATTAGTTAATAATGCCCCACCTGTACTTCCGTTACTTTCAATAAATGCGTGATACCATCTCCCCTTTTCCATCCAAGGTGCTACTGTATTTTTTAATGTTTGATTTAGCATTTTATTATCCTTTCAAAATTAGGGCAGTGTCTAACACTGCCCTGTATTTTATTAGTCTGCCATAATGAAAAGTACACAGTTTTCTGTGAAATCATTGATTGCATTTTTACTGAATGAATACCAAATATTCCTGTAACGTTTTCTTGCCTCAAGAGGTGTAGTTTCAGCAGATTCTATCTGAAAATCAGTCATAACTGCATCTGTATCAAAAATTGCACCAAGTACGTAATCAATCTCAACATCATTACCTGCACCTTGTACACCTGTCTGTACGTTAGGAATGGAAGGTGTCACCTTGATTGCACTAGGTGTTTTTTCACTCTGCCAATACATAACACCTTCATAATTAGCAATCTTTAAATATTCATCATTGAAAATCTGTGGAAGTACCATAGATTCAGCATCAATGAAGAAAGGTTTATATAATACTGCCTTCTGCATTGCTTTAGGTGTATGTCTTAAAAGTGTATAATCAACACCACTTACCTGTTTAGCAGGTGACCAATGATATTTTGCACTTCTGTTTTCAAGCATATCACTAACCTGCTTGAATGTGCTTACAAAAAAGGCAAGGAATTCAGCAAAGTATGTTGTGCGTAACTCTACAGAAGTGTATGATGTGCCATATTTGGTATTGAATTCTGTTGTAAGGTTAATAACTGAACCATTTGATGCTGATAAATCATAAACACCTGCAAGATAGTTCAACAGTGTCATTCTGTTGAATGATTCCTTCTGTGATTCAATATCATTACCCTTTTCTGTCATAATACCTGCAACAAATGATCCAAATGATGATTCATCTGCAAATGCCTGTTTTAACTGATATTCATAAACTGTCACACTATCTTCCCAAACAGAAGATCCTGCGAAATTCATTTCTAGGGGTACAGGTGCGTTCTGTTCCCACATATTATTTGTGGATGCACCACTGTTAGTTCCGTTGTCATATCCCATTGCAAAGTTTGTATTGGCATCAGTGTTCCAATCACCACTTGCCTGTGGAAGTTTACTATAGTATGAAATTTTTCTAATTCTGTGTGTATATGCACCTGTGTTAAGTGCATTTAAAACAAGCAGTTTTGCCTTGTAAGGTCTAACTGCCATTAGTGTTCTACCAATAATTAATGATAATGTGTTTAGTGTATTTTCAACACCTGTTGCTAATACAGTTTCTCCTGCACTAACAAAATCAGCAGTTGATACAATTGATATATTTGCCTGTCCTGTAGCCTGTTTTACTAATTCAGCCATAAGACTATGACAATCTTTAGGTGTTAATGTTCTTGCCATTGTTAATCCTTCCTTTACATAAATGTTCTTGCAAGTTCTTCAAAAGTTGTGGCGAAATCTTCTGTAGTTCCTGCGTTAATAGTTTTACGTGTATTCAGTTCCTGTAAATATGCTAACTGTTTTTCAAGCTCTGCATTTTTCTTCACAAGTTCTTCATACTCATTTTTATAGTTACGCACCTGTTCATTTTCAGTGTCTGCAGTTGTGTTCTGCACTTCCATATTTGTGGGTGATTCTTCCACCTGCACATTTTCCACTGTTGTGGTTTCTGTTGTTTTTGTATCAAGGTTCATAAGTTCCCTAACATCAGCAACACTGTAACCACTTTTTGCAAGTGCGATAATATCTGTAAGATTCATTAATTTTATGCCTACCTTCCTATTATATAGGGGGTGTTGTTAGATGGTCAATCTATCCACGCACCACTGTGCTTGACCTGTGGATTATCACCCCCTATAAAATTATACTATCATATATTGCATATTATTCAAGGTATATGCCACTATCAAGTAGTGCATTAATCCGTTGACTATCTGATGTTCTTCCTGCAATATTAATTGATGCTTTTTCAGTTTGTACATAACCTGTTAAAGCTCCAAGGTTCAATACCTTATAACACGGAAGTCCTTGTATATCCTTTAATGATTCAATACCATCTGTCAATTTATGCTGATAAACTACACACAACACATCAAGTCCTGTGTAAGCACCTAACACTGATGATACAGAACCATTCTGTTGTGTGTGTATGCTCAAACTGTCGAACATATGCATAGCACCACTAACTATCGCACTAGGGTTTAGTGTCATTGCACCCCCTATAATAGATGCAGTTGATGTAAGTACACCTGTGGGATTATATCCACTAGCAGACAGTGGAATAGTAGTTGAACAGTTACCACTATACGTGACTACATTTCCCCCTGTATCAATTACATATGCAACATCACCTGTAAATGCATCGAAATATAGATCACCTGTTATCAATTCGTTATTAAAACGTGTATCTAGGTCAACATCAACTGCACCCACAAAAGGCAAATATAATACACCTGTTGATACAGGTGAAGTATTCATATATGTAGGATTATCCCATTGCAGTGGAATATTAACACTGAAAGTGTAATTTCTAACACGTTCAGTTAATAATTTACCCTGCACACCTGTATCTTCCGAACCTATGAAAACGTTTGTGCGTGTACCTGCTACAACACTTGCACTAATAGGTAACCACCTACAACATATTAATGATTCCATAGGGTTCATAAATTGACCTGTTAACTGCTGAAAAAAACTTGGATTACGTAGTATGTTAGCAGATAATGAAACAAGTTCACCTTCAGTTAATAAATAATAAGATGCCAACCCGCCTGTACCACTTGAATATCCATTCATACAAGACAATAAATACACACCCTTTTTATTAAATGGTGCATCAGTAGTTCCTTTACTATAATGATATTCTATATCACAGGATGCATTCATTCTATTATCTTTTATCATCAAATCATAGTTACTACTTGAATATATAACTCTTGTTGTAAGACCTTTTATACTGGCTCGATATGTTGCTAATACATCCTGTGAACAGGCTAATTCAATCCTGTTATCATCAAGTATTATAATATCTGTTACAGTGTAATAATGATTTAATGCATATACATAATTTATAGATTCAAAATCATTCTGCATCTGTATAATGAATGAAGGTGATTCAATTGAAGTTTCTTCTTTAAGTTTACACTGTAAAGTTGTACCTGTAGTTGTTACAGGTCTTTTAGTGCTATTTGTACGTTTATAAAAGTTTCTAAATATTATTATATTCATTATTTTATCCTTATTTTTTGACCTACATATATAGTATATTTAGGTGCTTTTACCTGTGGATTGTATGACTTGATTTGTGCTAATGTAATGTTGTTGTTTTTTGCAATTTTTGAAAGACTATCACCACGCACTGCAGTTATATATACAGGTTCATTATTTATATATGTTTCACGTGAAACATCATTATAATTAATCCACTGTAGTTTTCCGTGTTTAGTCCACTTACGTGATTTTCCTTGTGTACAACCAATGTTTGCAAGGTATGAATACTGCACACCACCTTCCCATTTGGGTGTACATTCAATCACAAGACCATCACCAACATATACACCACAGTGTCCATCAATCCATAAAAATTCACCTGCAATAATAGTTGAAAAATCACTTGAAACATCTGTGCAATAGTTTAGCATCTTTTTTGCATCAGTATCGGGTACACCATTCACTTGATAACCTGCACCACCATATACCCTGTTAGTATCACCATACCAACCCCACAAAACACCCTTTACAAGTCCAATGCAATCGAACATAAATGTTTCACGTGAAACATTTTCATATACAACTATCTGTGAAGGTGTGGTGTTGTATGGGTTCTTTTTAGTTCTGTTAATATTTGCAGGTGTGCATATCCAACCAAAAGTTCCCATACTATATATGGTTTTGTGTTTTTCAACATCCTTTAGTCTGTTGATGAATTCATTTGATGTAAATATCATTATTCTAACTTCCCTTCAATATCATCAAGTCTTTTATTTATAGCTATAAGTGTTGCTGATAATTCTGCCAATGTACCTGTTAATTTATCAACCTGTTTAAACAGAACACAACACGCAACAATAGGAAAACCAACACTTGAAATTAATGTGGTTATTGTAGTAATATCCATAATTGAACCCCCCTTTCATAATATTAATATCTAACTACATATTAGCAACAAAAAAACCTGTTGTAAATATATTACAACAGGCTTTTCATATGAGCAGGTTACCACAGGATGTGGCTGATTAATTATATCATTGTTTCAATCTGTTTTGCAACATCCTTTACCATATCCTTTGATATAGGAAACCATACAATATCATAATACTTGGTTGCTCCTGTGCTATCCTTTCCTTTAGTCTGTGGAAGTGAAACAAGTGACCATTCACGACCATCTTTTACACCTTCACGATAGAAACAACCATAAATCTTGATACCATTTACTTCAATGTCAATTGCATATGTATTGTCATTTATACTTCTGCACTTTAACACCTTGATTTCACTAACTGCCTTATTTTCTGTTCCTGTTGCAACCTGTGTTGCATTCTTTTTGATTGCCATATTCAACCATCCTTTCATTAATAAAGAAACTTTTCAAGGTCTGCAGGTACTTCAATATTAAATTTATTGCATATGTACTTGCAGGTCTTATATCTTTTGTCTGGATATTTTAAATGCGTGTGTATCGTGTCACTATATACACACCCTGTGCATTTACAGTTACGTATAACGCATATACTTATTATGTCAAGGTCTTTGTCTGTTACCTGCTCACCTTTAAAAGACCTAAAACTACCATTATACATTATCAGCACCTGCCAATTCTCTGTCAATTTTACTTTCAACTGCATCAAGTAGCTGACCATCTATTTTCATTATAGTTTCGCATATATATCTACACTGAACCATTGCACCCCATTCATATGTATCATCAACGCAGTTTTTCAATGCATATCTTTTGTAAGATTTTTCATATGCTTTTAAACCACCGTTACGCATATCTGCAAGTTCGTGAAAACCTGCTAACTTCTTTTGATTGTTCATATTGCACACCTTCCTTGATTAACCATACACGATAATCATTATATACAAGTCCTTCACTATAATGTACTTCTGTACCATTTACAAGTTTACACCATTTATCACAGGCATCTTTTATATTAATTGCATTAATAACTGCAACCTGTTCACAATCACAATATATACTGAACACCATATCACACAACCTTATTTACATATTCTATTGCCTTATTCATTGCCTGTTCTTCTGTTTTATATTTAAGAAGTCCTGTTCCTTTAGTTCCATATACGTGTGTATCAACAGAACCATCACACAAGAATAATACAATCCATCGTCTGCTTTTACAACTTCTGTACTTAAATCATCATTTACACATTCTTTGTCAGCTACTAATTTTGTTACTTTAAATTTTGTCATTCTGTTCACCTTTAACCTTTCACTATTAACCTATAAATGCCCTTCGGACAATTATATATTATCAAATATATGTATATATGTGTATCGTCAAAATATACAAATCGTCTTGTGCATTTTGCTATTTTACATCATCCTGTTATCACCCCAAAATACAATACAAATACATACTATTGTTAACAATATCAACATCGTCATTTTCATACTATCACCCTATACCTTATAATACTTTTTGAAATTAACTATCACATCATACATTGTATAAGAATTAAATATCATACATTCATTTATACAGGCATTTCTTAAGTCAATGCCATATGACAAATAAAACCTTTTTTGGTCATTCTCTTTTGCAAAGTCAAATAGTGTTCCGTTGTGTTTTGATCTATTCATATAATACATTCCATCTTTATAATATACATAGAAAAACTTCTGCTGATGTTTTATAGCACAGATTGGTTTATATCCCTTCATACGTTGATGTCCTATTACAGAAAAATCATTATATCCAAATTTACCTCCATATGCCATCACACCCCATTGTGTATTTTCCATTGCTTTCTGTATTCCTGTTTTATGTGTGTCTGCATCTGCATCAAAGTCTGCAGGCAATTGATGTAACATTATGCCCCTGTATTCGTCATAATTATACTCAATGTTGTTGATGTTCATATCACTGGCAACATCTACCACATCAAGTGTAATAAAGAAAGGATTGGCAATTTCTGTTGCATTGGCTAGACATATCAGTTTCAATTCATCCTTGCCACGTTTCACCCTGTCCCTTGCAATAGTTTCGTACATATCAAGCACTTGGTCACCTTCTTTTCTATTTACACGTTCCCAAGGTCTTGGGATAAATTCATCATATATCATAAAATCACATTCACTTAAATCATATCCCTTAAACTTCTGTACTGCAGTAGCAGATAATACAAAACCTATAGGAACACCCACAGGTGACACTTTCCCTGTGTCATCCTTTTCAGTATTCCAAAAACCTGCAAGTCCTTCACCTATTTCATAACATTTTACTGTCCATCTAAAATCCCTGTTCAAGGGTTTAAAGGGTGATAAATCAACCCCAAAGTCCTTTTCTGTTGAACCAATGCGACCTGTACCCTTGCACAGGTTCTTCACATCATCAATAGTACGTTTCATAAACACAAATGTCTTTTTATGTTCGTACATATAACGCAGTGTACTATATGTCTTACCACCACCGCGCTTTGAATACACCATATAACACCACGCATTTGGATATTTTAACAAGTCATCTTTTATGTCATAGTATATTGCCATTTAAATATATCCCTTCCATTCTAATTTATATTTTCTAATCATATTCCACACAAGTTCATTACGCAGGTGTCCAATGTCACCCAATGTTATAATATTATTACCATCAGACCATACACAATACGAGCTTTTTGATGTGTCATTGTATACCCATTGCCTTTCATCATTCTTGTAAACTGTTTATGCTTACCATCCCAACTTGGTTTACTGCTCATAATTATCACCTTTCAAAATGTTTAACGTGAAACATTTATACCATTGTATTAAAACATTATTTTGTTATTATTTGCATAAAATCTGCAAAAAGTGACTTTATAATGTCAAATATATACATTATAAATCTGTATACACTTGTATTTCAACATAGTCTGTTAGCACAGACATCATATCAATTCTGTCTGTGACATCAAGTAGATAGTCACACGGTGACAGGTCGATACTGTCACCAAGTTCATTGCCTTTATCATCAACCTTTATTGCATCAGTGAAGAAGTATGTGTGTTGCATTTTTCCACTAGTGACACCATCAAAGACCATAAAAGGTTTGAAATTCGTTATATCATCCTTCAGACATTTAAAAGCCTTTTTTGGTACACCTGCAACTGTTATATGTAACTGTCCATCTTTTAGTGATCTGCCACAATAACGTTTTGACCCCATATATCGAAATTCTGTGTAAACACTGTCTGCATCCCTTTCAGCAATTCCAAGCCAATATTCACGATTATTAAATAATACTGCATCATATCCATTCTGCCTTAACAGCTTTTTACATCTTTCATTATACACATCTACCTTTTCAAAGTCCCATTGTGAACCATAACAACTGTCTGTGTCACTATACCACCACCATTTGCAGCAACCACCTAATGTGAAAAGGTTTCTCATTGCGTAAGATGTACACCACACACCCCACACATACGGAAGTATTGAAGTCTGTTTTTTAGTGTGTTTTTCATACAAGTCTGCAGGTTCATTTTCTTCAACTGTATATGTGCCTGTTGCATAATCTTCAATTATATTTTCTTTGATGGGTTTCTGTACACACATACCATACAAACTGTTAATAAGAGATTTTGCTATTGAATATAGAACTGCATCATAGTTTCCATCACCTGTGTCTTTTAATATGGTTTTGTTTTTGTAACAGTTGTATACATAGTCTGTAAACCATCTTGGTAGATATGACTTCATCGCACTTTCAACTTCAACGCACAAATGACCTTCAAATGTGTAATATCTGTCAATTAACTGTGCATCTATTTCATTGATATATATTTCAATGTAATCTGCACACAAGATCCTGCCATTATCCAATACTGCATTTATGGATTTTTCACATTTACTATATTGTAGACAGGGCATTGGCACACTATCACTTTTTAATCTTGGCTTATACAAAATCAATTTAAAGATGAATGCATATTTTTCTGCTGATAATAATATATATGACAACTTGCAATTATCTGTTGGTGTGAATTTTTCACAAGGATATGTAAAAGCTAAAAGGCAAAAAGGATATGATGATGAAAAATCCAATCCCTCAATAATACCGAAGCATTCTTCAGTAATGGTAGTATTCAAATAGTGCCTGTTTCCGTGTGTGAAACCCCCATGATATACTTTTTCAAGTTTCATCTGTTGTTCAAAAGTAGGGCATTGTTTTTTATACTTTTCTCTTGCATTATTTTCTTTTCCTAACTTTCGCACTTCTTCCCTTGGTATACCTGTAGCAGTCATTGGCATGGAATATATATGTTTATTCAATTTGTCCATAGTTTTTTGTAAACACTCCACACCTGCTAGTGTGTCCTGTTCAATATACTTTAATTCCTCAGTAGTCAAATAGAACACATCATCTTGATTTCTTATTTTGTCATAATCCCAACAACCCACTGCCTTTTTGTGTTCAACATCAAGGTCATTTGCCCATTTTTCTAGTTTACGTTGTGCCAAAATTAAACTATCTTTGAACATCAAGCCATTTTCCCATTCTATCATAATAGGGTAGTGTGGTTTTGTTGATAACATATGTGTAGGTTCACCAAACTGTTTAAACATAAACTTGCGTATGAATACCCAATCATATGAAAGGTTATGCCAATATATGACAGTATGTTCACCTTTAAACTGTTCTAATATCCTGTTGATAGTGTCAACAAGTTCTGTTGGTTTTCCACCGTATAAAGTAACAATGTTGTGATTAAATGCCCTTATTGATACAGACCAACATACAATATGGTTTTCTTCAATGCCTGTATGCGTATGTTTTGATGTTTCAGTATCTGCCATTATCAACACATCATTATATGTTGAATTGTCACCCCTTCCTGCACGTTTTTCATACATCACACATTTTAATAATTCATAATTAAAATCACTATAATATGCCATTGTATAATGCACATTTTCTTCAATCCATTTTTTCCTGTTCCTGTAGGTTTCCGATCTAATGCTCATATTAGTCTAAAAGTTCCTTTAATTCTGTGCCATATTGTGATATTGCTTTTTCAACAAGTGATTGTGTGTGTGCGTCTGTATCTGTTTTAATGTGGTTATCAATGACATCTTTGATAGATATGTTAAGTTCTTTTGCATTTTTTTGTATCTGTGCAATTATTTCAAAAGTTGTTGATGAACCAAATTGTGATTTCATTTTATCAAATGTGCCCATCTGCATATAATCAACAAACTGTTGCCAGCTTAAATCTAAACCAAACTTTTCATTCATTGTGTTAGTCTGTGAAATATATTTTTCTTTTATACCTGTTTTTGTTGATGTCTGCATATTTAAGAACCTTTTCAAATCATTCACCTGTCCAAGTAGGGATTGATAATTCTTACTTGCACCTTTAAACCTTTTAATTTGTTCACCTGTTTTTGGACTAATTTTAATGTCAGCATCTGCACTTGAATATGCATATTTAAGTACACCCTTAAAAAGTGCATCGCCACTTTTTGCAACCTGTTCAAGTTCATAAAGTCTATCATTTGCACCCTTCTGTAGTACAAGAAATTGCTTTTTAAGTTCTGCATAATTGTGTGCAGGTTCTTCACCTAATGCCTTTTGTATTTTTGTTTTTGCCATTGTTAACATATCCTTTCATATTTATAGTGGTACATACTCATATTATCACACTTGCACACACAGGTGTTAGTACAATGTTTTATAACACTTTTGTGCAATATGGCTAGCCTGTACTGATTTATGGTGGGGAACAGATACACAGGAGAATCACCATAATTCTATC